TAAATTAATAAATAAAATAGATTCTTATTGTGTAGAATTTGAAAGTTTTCCAATAAAAGGATTAAATAAAATAAAAGGAATAGAGTTAGGGGCATAACATGGCCGAAGAAAAAATAACGGAGAATGAAAAAGATATTATCCGCATTGGCGGGGAACTCAAACTCATTAATCAGAAATTGGACAACCATATTCATCACATAAGTGGAAAAATTGATACGATATTCAAGATTGTTTGGACCATTTCCTTTATGATTCTTGCATTGCTGTTACGGGCTGTTTACAGCGTAATGGCAGGATAGAGCCAAAAAAAAACCCTCATATTTAAGCGTACAAGAGGTTTAAGCATGTGGGCTGTATGATTGGACCCCTGAAAATGGTTGACAAAAAACGATTTCATTTAGTAAAGACATGAAAGTGAAAAATATTCTGATAATTTCAGATATTCACTTGCCCTTCCAGCATCCTCAAGCCTTTGAGTTTTTGGAAAAGGTCAAGAAGGATGTCAGGCCCGACCATGTAATATCCATTGGTGATATTTTGGATTTTGGAAGTGTTCAATGCAGCAGACCATCTGATCCCAATATAGATTCACCAGTATTTGAACTGGAAAAAGCAAAAAAAGAAATTAAGACTTTAGAGAAGTTATTTCCCAAGATGCAGATATGCTGGGGGAACCATGACCTGCGATTGCTACGCAAGGCAGAGTTGGTGGGCATCCCTCGCTCCATGATTAGGAACATTAATTCCATTCTCGAAGTCAAGGCGAAGTGGACCTGGCATGACAAGATCATCCTAACGATGTCAAACGGCCAGTCAGTATATTTCACCCATAACTTCAAGCAAAATGCCTTATCAAGTTCAAAGGAACTAGGGTGCAGTTTTGTGCAGGGCCATTATCATACACTTGGATTAAGCATCCAGTTCTGGAGCAGTCCAACAGCATTAAACTTTGCGATGAATGTGGGCTGTCTAATTAATCCGAAGGCTGATGCCTTTCGCTACCAAAAGAATTTTCTCAAGCGTCCCATTTTGGGATGTGCTGCCATCATTGATTCATCACCACGGTTATACAGCATGCTGCTGAATGACAAGGGACAATGGGTTGGCAAGATATGAAAACAAAAACCAAAGACCCTTTAGTTCAAAAGGTCATAGACCGAATTGCCAAAAGATCCGATAAAGGCATTAAGAAATATGGCAATACGATGGCAACATCTAAAAAGGGATATGTCCAATGGATAAACGAAGTCCAGGAAGAACTAGGAGATGCCATAGTGTATCTTGAAAAGGTTAAGAGTTTGGTTGGTGCAAAGGTCGAACAGCATATACATATAGATAAGGACCTTGGCGGTGGTGGCGGGTACGATTTAAATAAATGGGAAGGAACGGATCCCGAGTGAACTACGAAAATATTAAAGACAGCATAAAAAAGCATGAAGGCTATCGGGATAAGGTCTACCTTGACCATCTCGGCAACCGAACAGTTGGCTACGGCCATCTATGCTTGGACAACGAGAAGTGGAGCGACAGTAAAGTGTATCCACTCAATGTTCTTGACCAGACATTTGACTTTGATTTTAATATTGCCCTGAATGATGCACGCAAGCTCATCGTTGAGGACAGTATTCATCAAGACGCTTTTGCCTGCCTGATTAACCTTTGTTTTAATTTGGGAGGACCAAGAGCTAGCCGATTCAAGAAAATGCTGGCTGCCCTGGAAGATAAGAACTATCCTGAAGCATCAAAGGAAATGCTGGACAGTAAATGGGCTAGACAAGTACCCAACAGAGCACATGAATTAGCGGAGATAATGAAACAATGTTAAATTTATTAATTAAACCTCTTTTAAATTTAGGAGGAGATGTCGTTAAAGGTGTAATAGAAAGTAAGCGATTAAAGTCTGAACAAAAATTAACTAAAATAAAAGCTGAAACTGAATTATTAAATAAGCAAATTTCTGGAGAAGTTGAGTGGGATATTCAAGCAATTAAACAAGCTGAATCTTCCTGGAAAGATGAATATTTAACAATTTTGTTTTCGATACCTTTACTACTTTGCTTTTTGCCCTTTACAGTAGAGTATGTTGAAAGAGGATTTGCAGCATTATCGCAAACTCCTGACTGGTACAAATACACTTTAGGTGTGATTGTATCAGCATCGTTTGGAATTAAAGGAGCAAGTAAATTTTTTAAAAAATAAGGAGGTTATATGAACTTACTTAAAGATTTATGGGAACACTTAAAAGAGTGGTCCGATTGGAAGATGAAAGACTGGATTAAAGCAGGAATTGTTACTCTGGTTGTTTTATTTATTATTTATAAAATGACATCAGGGGGAGCGGCATAATTTATAATGTCATTCACATCTAAAGCACAGGAAAAATATATGTGGGCCAACCATCCAAAGATCGCTAAAAAATGGACAAAGGATTACGGTCCCTACAAGAAGAAAAAGAAGAAAAAGAAAACATGATTAAATGTCCAACAAAAATCAAGGTTGGATATAAGGATATTACTATTGAGTTTATTCGATCAGACTTTGCCAAGCAGACGGATAGTTACGGTGAATACCATCAACGAGCAAACAAGATTGAAATACAACAGGACTTAACACCGCAAGATTTTGCGAACACTCTACTCCATGAAGTTTTACATGCAGTAGCTTACGAAATGAGCTTGACACAAGAGGGGAATATTTTGTCTAAAGATTCAAATGAGGAGATAGTAGTGAACTCAATAACAAACGGATTACTGACAGTTATAAAAGATAACTCATGGTTTCTAAAAATTTTACAAGAAAACATTGATAAGAAATAGATAAGGGGAAGTGGAGTAACATCTGCTTCCCCTTTTTTTTATGCCTAAATGATGTCTATGGCATCTTAAGGTCAATTTTTGACCTTATCATTTAAGCTTTATTGGTATGCCATGAAGGGTACTGATAATGAACTTGCTTTGAAAGGAGTTACAATGAATAAAGCAATTTCTATATTTAACCAACTGCGACCTCGATCCATCGGTTTCGATGCAGCCTTCAATCATTTCGAGAAAATGTTTGAGGATGACTGGTCCATGTCCACCTACCCCCCTTACAATATTTGCAAGACGGGGGACTACACCTACAATATTGAGATGGCCCTTGCTGGCTACAACAAGAAAAATATTGAGGTGAAGTTTTCCAATGGACAGCTTACCATTAAATCCGTGAAGGAGGAAAAGAAAGACAGTGATGATTTAATTCATCAGGGAATATCTAAAAAATATTTCTCCAAATCTTTCACGATTGCGGATGACATTGAAGTCAGGGATGCCGAGTTGAAAGACGGGCTTCTCAAGATTTCTTTGGAACATATTGTTCCTGACAGTAAAAAAGCCAGAACAATAGAGATTAAATAAACATCAAACGAGGGGCCATTTAGGTCCCTCGTTCTCACCGATCCAACTTTGGATAATTCTATTTTGTATCTGCAAATCCTGTAGCTTCAGGATGTGGCTCTGCAGCTTTTCTTCTTAACTCTTTGTATTCTTCTTCCTTCACCTGATCCCTGAATTGATCCACTTTTATTCTATCCTCTGGAGAGGTAATGGATTCCGTGAAGATAGGGGATTCTGGAGCTTGGAATTGTTTTACATCTTCCTGGTTTCTCTGCATGTGTCCATCAGTAAGTTTCGTACAAAATTCATTTTTACCGAGCAAATCTCCACTTTCGCCATCTTGAAAAATAATAAACCAAACAACAGTATTTCCACCTGTTGTTACAACATTTCTTTTTTCAAAATGACCGACAGCCTTTCTGTATGCCATTGAGAGATACTCTATTATCTTATACTTAACCAATATCTTTTCCTCTCCGTCAAAGAACTTAATTCTCCAAGCAGTTTTTTCATGCACTTTAGTTTTGGGATTTTCCCCTCCTTCTGGTAATTCTTCAATCTGTAAAATATGTTTTGTCATTTATATATATGTTCTCCTATCCCCCATAATAAAAAGATGATGATTAGCAGCAAAGCAATCTCGACAACATGAAACCAAATCATACCGCCCCCCTCTTAATCATGGATTGATACATCGAATCATAGTGTTCAGCAGTATTTCTTTTATTATTTAAAGTTTCATATTCTAGTGTAGCATCACATACATCCTTAACCCATTGTTCGTATTCATCACTCGCATAGGCTTGGGTGGTTTTTTCCACATCGGATTTATAATTATTGAACCTATCTCTTTTTAATTTACCAATAATATTTTTTTCCATTTTTTCTAGTCTTAACTTTTCTACTTTAGATACAGCTTCATCCAAATCAGTAGAAGTCAAGTATTCTAAATTCTTTTCAACTTGTTCTTCAGTTATTTTCATTAATAATTCCCTCTTTCCGCAAAGTGTAAGCCATATCTTTTAGCTTGGAAATATATTTCTGATCTTCCGCATAGACCGACAGAGTTTCAATAAGTTTTTCAATATTAATTTCGTCCACAATGTATTGGCGTAGTCTTTCATTCCTAAAATCCTCATAATGATAACTTTCATTTAATAAATCGGTGTAAGCTATAACACTATCGCATCCTTTTGTGAAGCGTCTGACCTTAACGCTTGCATTGGCAAGGGAAACAATATGATCTTCCCCGTGTATTGCCTTGATACCGAAGAAGTTTTTTCCTTCCTTGGCAAATCTTGAACCTCCATCGGAACCCGATTCATGCAGGGCTTGAACCAATACCAATTCTATGGGGATGCGTTCAAATTCTGGTAGGATGCTATTATAGGCAATCATGCAATCCTTAATTCCTTGTATAAACTCTTTACGATTATCATATTCAAAGTCCCAATTAAAAACACCCGAACACATCAGGGATAGGGTTGCACAGAGAACAGTAATAAGATTCATACATTACCAACTTATACGGTGCGAGGTTTGACCATCTTTTTTTCGGCAAATATTACACAAGCGATTATAACTACCCTCGCTGTAAAACTGGGTTTTACACTCCTCATAGTTCATGCACTTGCGATAAGTGAGAACTCGATCCTTGCTCGTAGGCTTATCTTTAGGTGTCCCTTTTCTCATACTTTTTCAACTTTTCTTCCAGTTCCTTAATTGTTTCATCTTGTTCTGAAATTTTAAGAATAAAATCTTGAAAGGTTCTCATTGGACCAAAGAAAAAACTTTCTTGGATAGAGGTTCTTTCAGGAATTAATATTAAAACATCATTACCTTTTATCCAGCCAGTAAAAACTTTCGGAGGATTCTTTCTATACTTTACTTCAATTTCCATCTTAAAATCTGGTACGATTTTTGCAACAACATCACAGGCAGGCAACCCTTGAAATGCCCCACTTCCAGGAACACGAAACGCTTGAATACCTTGATGCTTTAACCAATTCACAACATCGTGCTCTTTTCTTCTTCCAGTATTTTTAGGCTTATTGACCATTTTTACTATTAAAATAATCAGCCCTTGATTGTGTGATTGCACAGGAAATGGCAACAGCTCTTTTATTTTCTTGATCTAAATTTTTTAAGTTTGGAAATTTATCTATCAAACCAAAAGCTGTGTCTATGTTTTGCAGCATCTTCATCGTTTCTTCAGGACCAGAGGCAGTTGGAGTTTCTTTTTTTACATTGGCCCCATAGTTGAAATCCGTACTGTCCTGTGGTGGTGCAACGGGAGTTGGAACATCGCCTGAACTTGTAATATTGCTAATGACATTTCCAAAGTCAGTTTTTTCCCAATCAAACTCAACGGATTGTCCAACCTGAATATCACCAACACCCAGCTCATTAGTGTTGTCGTATGCTTTCAAGGGGAACTTAAATTTAGGGTTATCTACATCAATAATTAATCCTTGATACCCTTTTCCAGTTTGGTATTTTTCTTTTACTTTACCTGTTAACATATTTTTTACTCCTTTTATATTTGGTAAAAAGTTTTTCAATTTCTGCATGGTTATCCCATCCTTTCCTAAACAATTTAAACTGGGCAAACCCCAACTTTAAATCTTTTTTAGAAAACTCTTTAATCTCCAGTTTGCTGTTGTCTTTCGGCAACCTGACTATAATAGCTTTATCAATATCAATATTATCTGTTTCTTTGATGAGTTGACCATACGCACCCAACTGAATTACTGTATCTTCATAGATAGCTTTCCCAGTCTTAAAATCTATTAAGATGTATTTCCCATTCTTCTTAACTAAAAGATCAGGACAACCACCATACAAATATTTTTTGGATACCATTTGTTTTTCGGTCCACACTAATTCAAATTTATTCAACAAACTTATCCCACCATTCCTTGAACTTATTAAACGCTTTAATGACTTTTTCATCAGTTGGTTCTTCATAGCTCCATTTCTTAATATAGGATTCAGCAAGGTAATGAACGGAAGTTCCTTGTTCCCCCGCCTGATCCCGTGTTTCACGGTAATCAATTCCGTCCATACCCTGTTTCCAAGCCCAATGTATTAAAGCACCACTATTTTTAAACTTACCTATAATAGTCGTAGTGCCAGGTAGCAATCTTCCATCTAATTCATATTTTCCTGTTGGCATTATTTATTCTTTTATATTAGGTAAACTATTCTTTACCTTGCAAGCTGATAAAAATTCCTCAATATCGGATATGCGATAAAAGACCCTTCTTCCCACCTTGTGATAGGGAATACCCTCATAATTATTGGTATATAATCTTTCTCGCCTCATTGTTTTCGCACTGATGCCATAAATTTCTTGTACTTCTACATCTTTTAATAATTGTTTTTCAGTAGTCATTATTTATTTACCTTTTCTATTGTTTTAATTTCATCTAAATGGTCCTGAAACCTATAGTCAGAATCTTCATTCACTACTATAGATTCAGTTTCCCAAGTTAATTTTTTAAACTTACTTAATCTTTTACTCACAGCTTTAAATGGCTTTGACATTTTTTCATACTGTTTTTCTAATTCTTTTAATTTATTTTTACTCATAGTTTATCCAAACGGTTTATCATTAACTGGTGTAAAATTCCATACTACCCAAGGTCTATATTTTTTTACCTTATCGGTGGTGCAGAATTTAATTCTATAACAATCATAGCAATACCAGTTATTTTTTACTTCTGCATTATGGTCCGCAGAACCATTACACTTGCAACATCTTTTCATACTAATTGACCTTGATTTTCATTAATGGGTTTCCAAATGTATGAGTGAAGGTCATAGGTTTGGTCATTGAACTTGCTCCTTAAATTTTTAGTCATCACTTCACCTTTTTTTAGTTGATCTGGCGACAAAATCATATATTGACCATCATGTTCAATCTTAACCCCACCCTTCGCAATAAACTTACTCACCTCATATGAGCGAATATCCACCCTTCCTCTGAACATTTTAGTTACCTTTTTTGTATCCATTTTAACCTTTCTATAATCATTCTATATTATTCTCTTGTTATTTCAAACAAATAATATAGAAATATTATATGAAATTAGAAGAATGGCGTAAAACCAAGGGAATTAGGTATAGTGAACTGGCAAAATTGCTTGAATTAACCATTAAAAATCCGATAGCGAAACTTCGAGGATATTGTGTGGGAACGAACATTCCCCGAGAAAAAGAAATGATGCAGAAAATTTTTAAACTGACGAAAAGAAAAGTATCCGCTAATGACTTCTACGATTTAAAATAATGCTGTGTGATGACCAACAAAGAATGGACATTGTTTATTCATTGGATTAATCTGTGTAAGGAAAATAATTATTTATGGCCCTCAATGGAGAAAGATTTAAGGGAGTTAGCTATAAGTGGGATATATAAAGATAGACCGAAGAATACTAAACCACCCCGCCTTGCAAAAAAGAGGTCAGCCCTACTGTGAAAAAACAGCTTTTTTATGGTTGTTATTAGAAGCTGGATTTGTTGATAGACTTTACCGCATTAAAGATAAAACTGTAAAACTCAAGAGAGGTCAGCTTTGTTCTTCTGTTCGTTTTATGGCGGAAGCGTGGGGTTGGGAAAAGTCAAGGGTTCAGCGGTTTTTAGCAAGATTGAAGGAATTTGACACAATCTCAAGTGATACACCAGACGATACACCAGCCGATACACCAAATGTGTTGACAATCTGCCATTATGACGACTACCAAGATACACCAAGCGATACACCAAACGATACAAAACATAATAAAGGATATAATAAAGGTAATAATAATATAGTCAGTAAAGAGATAGAAATTGCTTTTGAGGAGTGGTGGAAATCTTTTGAGTTTAGTGGTAACAATAAGGGGAGTAAGAAAAAAGCATTATCTTTTTACAAAAAAAAATATAATGATAAGAAACTGCTAAAAAGAATTGTGGAAACCTATAATCATTATTCAAGCAGCCAAAAACAGAAGAACTTATCCGCCCCAATGGTTACGACTTGGTTAAGTGGGGAAAACTGGGATTCCTACCAAACACCAGAAGAAAGGAGTTTTGATAATAAAATAGTTAATTTTGATCCTCTTTTTGATGTCAAGAAATATGTATCTTTCGTTAAGAAGGGTATTCGTATTCCCAATATTTCTGATGATCAAGTGGATATAATGCTTTCCGAAGGACTAATCAGCCAAGAGGAATACGATAGATGGTAAAAAGGAGTTATTTTGAAAAAAAAAGACAAGAAAAAGAAGAAAATAGGTTCTGCAAAGGACTTAATTAATGAAATTAAAAAAAATTATCCAAACAGGGAGGGCGAAGTTGAGATTAACTATCATCGGAAAGATGGAAATGACTACATTTTTTCCATTAAACCAAAGGATTATTTTGCGGAATTTTTCGCCAAGAACCTTTTACACCCTATCCCAGAGGTGAATGTTGGCTATTACTGGGCTGGCCTTAAATTAAGGGCTGCTTATTACAGGTCCTTTAAGCACCAAAAAATCATTATGTCCTATGAACCAAGATTACCTTCCACTAATAATCATTTAGATAATGTCCCCATTAATGATGGCTACAAATGGTATTCAATCTTATTGGATAAGATACCCCTCAACAGCAGAAAAATTGTTGATCTTGTTGTCATACAGGAAAAATCAACCAATGGATCGAACACAAGAAGGACAACCAAATTAATGGACCAATTAAGAGATGGTCTGGGGGCTTTGTACGATTTTCTGGACATAAAGACGAAAAGAAGGGCTTATTCCTAGCTTATCAACAGATTAATGATGATGTTCTCATTTTGTTCTTGCTTTGTTCTAAATGTGATGGTATAATTACACTTATAATTAAAATCGGTGTAGTATGCCTAATGTTAAGAACCAAAAGATAATATTGGACCAGTACATAACACCGCCACAATCTCAACTTTTTATCATTGACGAAAAAACGATTGGTTTAACTATTTTTTTTCAGGAAGATAGGGATCAGGAAACTTTTATTTCCAATTATCACAGGGGATTAGAGGCCCACAAGGGAAAACCAACTCACATTGATGAATTTCCCCTTGTTTCGACCTTATTGCATTAAAATTCTTGATTAACTTTAAAACTTACCTCAATTTCATCATTCGTTCCTAGTGTTCTTTCACATTGGAACTTAATTGCGGTAAATAAATCGCCCAAATCATAACAATTATCATCAAAAACTGTTTTTTTTGTTATTTTTGGAGCTTTAAATTTAATATATTTCTTTTTTTTATGGTTATATTCTCCTTCCCTAGTATCAATAACCATAATTTTAACATTATCATAACTAATCATCTATTCCACCTCCTTTCTAATTCTTATGATTATGTAATGAGTTCACACCTAGATTATGAACACACTCATTTTTAAATTCCTCTAATTTTTTTCTTAATTCTTTATCAGATTTTATTTCAGTTAATTCTGATAATCTTTCAGTAATATAAAAAAGACAAATTCTATTGTCTTGTTCTTTATGATTCATTTTTTAAAACCTCCAATTCTGATTTACTATAGACAAGAGAAGGATCTTCATTTTCATCTTGCCAACTATCATCATCATCAAGAATTACAACTTTATTTCCACAATCATATCTAATAATTGTGCCTATTATATCTTGGTTAATTACTTTTACTCTATCTCCAATCCTCATATTACCCCCTTAAAACCTAAAGAAATTAATAACCATTGAAACCTGGTAAAAGGTTTTTTCTTATTCAATTCACATTCTTTTCTAGCAGCTTCTTCCCTATCCATTCTAATCCAATCTTCTTTAGAACAGATAACCCTTGTTTTCATAATCTTTTTATCCATACTAGCCTCTCTTTTACTTGTAGTGCCTCTTGGTAAGTATCCCAAGCATTACTGTTTGTTTTACTATCCCAAATTTCTTCGCCATTTTCATCAAAAACCATAAAAGAACCCATACTATTTTTTGTGCCTTGAGTTTTTTCAATGGTGTATTTTCTTTTATTGTATGTTGTTTTATCCATTATTTACTCCTTCCCATTGATGAACCTCGTAAACATTAAACCATCTATGGCCCACAATATAACCAATATGTTGTGATCTGCCTTTTTTATCATCAATGAACATTTTAGAGGCGTTTTTATATCCTAAATGTTTTAATAATTGTTTTCTTGGAAATTTCTTTCCCAATAAAGATATTTTACCGCCAAATTGATCTACAGCTAAAAATCCTAGTTTTGTTTTATCCATTATTAACCCCTTTATTAATTAAATAGCTTTACTGTTATTAACTGCTTCATTGTAGCCAATAACAAATCCAAACATTTCTTCCTTTGAATTAAATCTTTTAAGGTCCTTGCAATACTGACTATAGCCAACATTGATTGAATACTTGTTAAAACAAACACCTTCTTTTTCAATTTCTTCTTTAGTGGCATTATTAAAGCCATTGTATCCATGTTTTAAAAGATTTTTAGTGAATTGATGACATTGAGCAGCTAAATAATACTTATTATCCTTTTTCAAAGAAAAATTTATATTCTCTTTATTTCTTTTAAATTCTAAAGCACATCTTTCCATAATTAAAGAATGACTATCAATCTTTTTCCAATCTCTTTCATTATGTAGGATCTCGTTAATTTCTTTCAGTCTTTTAATTTGTTTTTTAGTCATAACTTTTTACTCCTTTTAAAAATATAAAATTATTATACTATTCTTAAACTATAATAATCTTATATCAAGAAAAAAAAGAATTATTTTTAAAAAGAATAAAAAAGGGCCTAAAAAGGCCCTTATTCGTAGGAGTTTATGAAAAAACTTTTAAATAAACATTAAAAGAGTTAACAAACTGGCCAGAATAAACCAGCCAGCTATTAACCCACTAAAGAAAACAATATAAAAGTGTTTCATATTATTAACTATACTCACTTAATTTATTTGATACTGCTCGTTCCTTGAAATCATCTAAATCTATTGATCCCCGAAGCTTCAAGTTATTAACTATATCAAAAAAATGCTTTTTAAATGCCTCTAACTCTATTTTATCTAAATATAAAAAAGAATTAATAATATCTATTCTAGTCTTAAACTTACAATCCGCTAGAATCTGATAAAATTGATATTGAATATAATCAAATAAAAAATCACCTTCCTTATGCTTTAATTCAATATATTCAATTCTATTGCCTATTTTATTTGACAACAACCTAATAGTTGAAGGCGTATCAAAGTCAGTAGGTCTATTAGTATAATTTAACAAGTAAGAACTAGAATTAAAAAAAGTTTCATTCACTAGGGTTGCAATAGCAAGTTTCCTTGAATGATTACAAACTAATTCATTATGTTTATTATATTCTAAAGTTTCCATAA